GGTCGGAAAAATGGCCTTAGGCCATGGAATCGTTAGACCTGAAAGTGCTTGCGAAATCAAAACAGCATAATCACTTTAACAAATACATAGGCGCAGAGATTAACACAGACAATCTGCGCCTGTGTTTCAAATTTATATGGCAACAATAACTACAAGAACTACTCACTTGGAAGCAGTCAATACTATGCTTTCAACTATAGGAGAAGCTCCAGTAAACTCATTATCTGGTTCTTTACCTACAGATGCCAGTATGGCTAAAAATATTTTAGATGAAGTAAATAGAGAAGTACAATCAAGTGGTTGGAAATTTAATACTTCATACAAAGCAACATTAACTAGAAACACAGATAATAAAATAGTTGTAGCTAGTGATGTAATGTTAATAGAATTTAATCCATTATTAGAAAGTAAGTCTTCTTACGACCCAGTAATAAGAGGAAATTTTTTATATAACCTTGCAACAGAGAGTTATGTATTTAATAAGAATTTTGAAAATGTAACAATTGTTTATTTATTAGATTTTGAAAGTATTCCAGAACAAGCAAGAAGATATGTTACTATAAGAGCATCAAGAATTTTTCATGACAGAACATTAGGAGCAAATGCTTTACACAGATTTAGCCAACAAGATGAATTAGTTGCTTTATCAATTTTAAAACAAGCAGAAGCTTCTGTAGCAGACCACAGTATCTTTAACAGTTATGACCAGTTCACTACTGTAGCAAGAAGTAGGTCTTATAAATTAATAGACTAATGCCTTTAATTACAAGAAGTATACCCAATCTAATTGGGGGAGTGTCTCAACAACCAGAGATATTAAGATTAGAAAATCAAGCTACTGAACAAGTAAATGGTTTTTCTGGTGTTGTTGAAGGTTTAAAAAAAAGACCTCCAACTAATCACATAGCAAAAATTTCTAGTTCATCATTAACAAATTCATTTATTCACACAATTAACAGAGACAGTAATGAGCGATATGTTGTGGTTATTAGTAATGGTAGTATTAGTGTGTATGATGTTTTGGGAAATTCTAAAACAATTGTAAACCAAACTAACGCTACTAATTATTTAACTTCTTCTAATCCTAGAGGTGAGTTTAAGGCACTTACAGTTAATGATTATACTTATATCTTAAACACCACTAAAACAGTGGCTTTAGATAGTGGAACCACAAGTCCAGCTAAAATTGAACAGGCAGTTTATACAGTAGTTCAAGGAGTAGGGAGCTCAACAACATCAACTCCATATTCAATAACTATTGATGGTACCACTTATACTTATAATTCAGCTACAACAGATACTAAAACAATCCGAAATGGAGTTAAAAGTGCTGTTGGTTCACCATCTGGAATTACATTGGCAGACTTAGGGGACAGTAGTTTTTCAATTGTTAAATCATCAGGCACATTAGAAATATCTGCTTCTGATGGTTATGGTAATCAAGCTTCACAAATAATTAAAGATACTGTTCAGAATTTTTCAGATTTACCTGCACAAGCAATTAATAACATGGTTGTTGAAGTGCAAGGGGATGCTTCAAATAGTTTTGATAATTATTATGTAGTTTATAAATCTAGTACAAAAGTTTGGGAAGAAACTGTTGCACCAGGTTTACAAATTAAATTAGACCCAGATACAATGCCTCATGTATTAATTAGGAGCGCAGATGGAAATTTTAGGTTCACACAAGTAGATGGTTCTTCATACACAATATCATCAACTTCTTATGATGTACCTAGTTGGGGAGATAGAGTAGTAGGTGATTTAGATAGTTCACCAGACCCAAGTTTTGTTGGTACTAAAATTAAAGACATATATTTTCATAGAAATAGATTAGGCTTTTTAGCAGATGAAAATGTTATTCTATCTAGGTCTGGAGAAATTTTTGAATTTTTTAATGAAACAGTTACAGACGCATTAGATACAGACCCAATTGATATAAATGTAGCTCACACAAAAGTTTCTATTTTAAAACATGCAGTAGCATTTGATGAGAAACTTTTATTATTTAGTGACCAAACACAATTTATTTTAACTGGTGGAGCCAATCTTTCTCCATCAAATGTATCTGTGAATGTTACTACTGAATATGAAACATTAGATACAGTAGCTCCAGTAGGTTCTGGAAGTAATGTATTCTTTGCTTTCAACAAAGGTAGATTTACAGGTGTTAGAGAAATGTATGTTGAGAATGATGGTGAAACTAATAATGGTGAAGACATCACAGCTAACATTCCTAAATATATACCTTCAGATGTTTTTAAATTTGCAATTGCATCTAATGAAAATATTTTAGTTACTTTAAGTAGTAAGGCAGGTGAATTAAATAATTTATATATCTATCAATGGTTCTTTGCTAATCAACGAAGATTACAAAGTGCATGGCACAAATGGACTATTGGTGATGCTAATGATACTAAAATTCTAAATGTAGATTTTATTGGAACTAATTTATATTTAATTATTGAAAGGTCTGATGGTGTTTACATTGAAACAGTTGATTGTGCGCCAGCATCAGTTGATGATGGTGAAACTTATTTAACTCATTTAGATAGAAAATTAGATAACACTCAAGTCACTGAAAGTTATAATGCAGGCACAAATATAACTACTATCACTTTACCTTATGCCATTGATGCTAATATGAAATTAGTAGGCAAAAGTGGTGCCTCAAATAAAGCAGGCAGAGATATTTCTTTAGCTTCACAGACAGGAACTACAATAACTGTAGCTGGAGATATAACAGGATTTAACTATTTTATTGGAGAACAGTATGAATTTACATACACTTTCTCCCAACAATACTTGGCTTTAGGAACTAATACAGAAGGTTCCAGAACAAGAATAAGAGAAGGTCGGTTACAAATTAGAAACTGGACAGTCTCATTTAATGACACAGGATACTTTCAATCTTCAGTAACTCCAGAAGCAAGAAGTGCTTCTACTGCTACATTTACTGGAACCATAGTTGGTACAGGTTTAGCAGGTACAGTTAATTTAGAAGATGGGGATTTTACTTTTGCAGTACAAAGTAGAAATGAAAATTTAACTATTACTTTAACTAATAATAGTCATCTACCAAGTAACTTTGTTAATGCAGAGTGGGAAGGATATTATGTCTCCCAGGCATCAAGTTCTTAAACCTCATTTAAGATTAGCAACAGAAGATGATTGTATTTATTTATCTAAAAATTTAAGAGAGGATGATTATAGAGAAATACAAGCAGTAACAGGATTACCTGCTTTAATATCATTATTGGTTGGACTTAAATTAAGTTCAGTACCTTTAGTTATATGTGATGAGCAAAGTAAACCAGTAGCGATGCTTGGTGTTGTACCTAATGGTCTTATAGGTTTTATATGGATGGTAGGTACCGAAGATTTAAAAAGAATTAGTTTATCATTTTTAAGACATTCAAAAAAAGTTTGTGATGTTCTAAAAAGTAAACATCAACTTCTACATAACTATGTAGATAAAAGAAATAAGCTTCATATCAATTGGTTAAAATGGATGGGTTTTACCATCATTAATGAAATTGATTATGGAATTGAAAATAGAAAATTTTATGAATTTGTTAAAATATAATGTGTAATCCAACTTTAGTAGTATCGGGTGCATCTGCGTTGTTGCAGTTTCAAGCAAACCAAGCACAACAGAAGTTCACACGACAGCAACAAGAACAACAGAATAAAATTGCTTTAGCTAACAGAGAAGCAAAAATAGTTTCATCACAAAGACAGTTAATTGAAAAGACAAAAGCAAGATTAACTAAAATAGGTGATGCTGAAAAAGTTTCTAGAAAGAAAAGGTCTATATTTAAAGTTAATAGAGAAAATTTTGTTGGTAACTCATATGATTTCTTATTAGCTAATTATTATGACACTGAAGCTAATTATAAAAATAGAGTTTTAGGAAATATTGAAAGAAGTAAATTTAATTATTTGTATGGAACATTACCTGCAATAGATAATCAATATAGAAGTCAAAGCACTTATGTGTCTCCAGTTCAAACTTCATACAACATGGCTTCAGCAGGATTATCATTTGCTTCTTCTTATTATGATTACAAAGCAAAACGAAACAGATTTGAAACTGATGTAGACCCATATGAGTATGGGAAATCAGAAAGTCTTTATTATGATGGATGGGATGATTAATGGCAAAACAAGACCCAAACCCAGAGTTTAATCAAATGCCAGAAATGACAATTGAAACTGTTGATTACAACATGTTTTATAAACCAGAGGCAAAACAAGTAAGTTCTGGTTTACAACAATTGTCTAAATCATTGGCTAGCCTGGTGCCTTCATTAACTAATTACACTATTACTGAAGAAATTAAGCTTTCTGAAAAAGAGAAAAATAAAGCAATTGCTGATTACAATACTAATAAGAACGCTTTTAAAGAATTAGTTAAATCTGGAAAAATACCAGAAGGAGCTAACCCACATTACTTTAATAAAATGATGGAGTTAGATTTAACTAACAAAGCTAGACAATTTAAAAATGAATTTGATTTATATGCTTCAGAAAACAGTTTGTCTGAAAGTTTAACACCAGACGCTTGGAATGAAGTTTATGAAACTAAATTAAAAGATTTTTTTCAAAGAGAAAGAATTGGTGAATATGACCAAGTAGCTCAAGCTAAAGCTTTCTTTAGTTCTACTTCTGCATTTAGAAATGAAAGAGAACAACAGTTCATGGCTGAAAGAATGGCATTTATAAAAAAGAATACTCAAAACAATGCTATTAAAAATTACTCTGGTTTATTTATAGAAGCTCAATCTGATGATTTAGATTTGAATACTCTTTTTGCTAAAATTCAAGAAGAGACAAAATCATTTATGGATTTAGGAACCAGTGGAGAAAGAGCAAATGATTTATTTCTTGCAGGATTTAAAAGATACTTAGATGTTGTAAATGATACAGAAGGATTTGAATATGCAAGAAAAATTCTTAATGGATTTTCAGAATTAAAATTAGGTACTGGTTATTTTGCAGGAGACAAAGGTAGAAGAAGAAATGAAGATGTAAGAGCAGAATTACTAAATGAACTTACAACTAAAGAAATAGAGTTTTATGAAAATAAGAAAAAACAAACTACTATTAAAGAAGATGTAAGAAAACAAAATTTAGAAGTAGATTATTTTAGTGAGTACAACAAAGAAACTTTTAATATATCAGAATTTATTAATCAAAAACAACCAGATGAAAATGGTGATTTAAAATATAAGTTTAGTAATAAAGATAAATTATATTTTAGAACTTTAGATAAAGCTGTTAATGAAAGTACAAGAGTAACTGAAAGTTCTCTTGATGCACTTGTTGAATTAGAAAAATTAAAAGATGAAAATATTTATGCAGTTAGAGATAGAGCAATAGATTTAGCTAGAGAAGGTAAATTATCTTTATCTGATTTTAAAAACTTTTCAAATTCTGCTGGATTAAAATTATTATACGAAAGAAATATTTTCTTTACACAAAGCCAACCATTCCAGGACTACATGTCTATATTTAAAGACCCTATGATGTCTTCAACACAGCTAGGTGTAGAACTTACAGCAATTAAAAATAGATTTACTGGAAATATAGTTAATTGGTTTCAAGAAAACAAAGATGATGAAGAATACAAAAATAAACCTAGAAAATTTCAAGATGCTTTTGATGCTGAAGTTAAAGTTCAGTTAGGAAAAGTATTATCAGGCAACTTAATTATTAAAGGCGATTATGAAACTTACAAAGATTTATTCTTGAGAGAATATGGAATTTTTATACCTAAACCAGATGGAACATAATAAATGGCACAAACTATAGTTAGAAATGGAAAAACTTATACTTTTCCAGATGATTTTACTGAAGAACAGATAAATAAAGAAATTCAAAATCTTGAAAATCCTGCTCCAATAGAACCAGAAAAACCTCAAGAAAGTGACGAAAGAGGTATCTTAACTGATATTCCTTATCAAGCTTATGCAGGTGTAGTTAAAGGAGTTAAATCATCAGTTAATCTGATAGAGGGATTAGCTCAAGATGCTAAAAAGGCTACTGGTTATGGAGGATGGACATTTGGAGAAAACGCTTCCAATGGTTTTGCTCAATATCATTCTTATCAAGATGTAATTAAAAATAATATTAAACTACCAATTTCTGGAGATGTTACAAAGGTAGGTGATAGTGCAATTGAAAACGCACTTCCAGAAACAGATGAAGCTGATACTGCACTTGGAGGAATAACTTCTAGCATAACTCAATTTTTATCTGGATGGTATTTAACTTCACCAATCAAACCTTTAAAATTTACTAAAGGTGCTTCAGCAGTAACAAATTTTGCTAAAGCTACTACAAGAGGAGCTGTAGCTGATTTTGTTGCATTTGACCAAGAAACAGGAAGATTTGTTGATACAGTTAATACACACTTCCCATCATTACAAAATCCACTTTTTGATTATTTATCTTCAGAAGATAAAGATGAAACTTTTTATGAAGCAAGATTAAAGAACGCTATTGAAGGTGCATTACTTGGTGGAGTAATGGAAGGTATTGTAAGAGGTTCAGCACCATTTGTTAAAGAACAATTATCTGGTTTTGCTCAATGGGTAAAACTTAAAAGAAAATCTTTAACAGGTGAAAATGTTGATATGGCAAAATTAGCCAAACTTGAACAAGCATTAACTGAAAGTGCTGAAAGGAATTTAACACCAAGTGGAAAACAAAGTACAAAGAAATTAATTGAAAGTATTGTTAGTGATGCAGGTACAGGACAAATAGGTGGTTTAGTTAGAACATTAAAAGATAAAGCAGTAGCAGAAGATATTAATGAAAGAATAGTAAATAACTTTACATCATTTATTGAAAGAGCAAAGAAAGGTGAAAAAGGTTTAAACTTTAAAGATATAGATGAAGCATTAGATTTAGGATTATCACCTAGAGCATATGCAGATACAGATTTTGGAATAATAGTTTTAGATGCACTTCAAAGAGTAATCAGAAATGAAAAGAAATTTGATATTATGTCTACTGAAATTATTGAGAGACAAGCAACTAAATCTGGTTATGACATAATACAAACTACAAAAATGTTAGGCCAACTTGGTAAGAAAATGGAAGATGGTCTTAAGTTTATGTATGCTTCTCAAGCTATCCAACAAAACTTAGCAGATGCTTTATATAAGATGTCTGTAGGTTTAGCTAAAGGAACTAAAGAATTTACAGAAAATGAAGCTAAAATAACTACAGCTTTATTAATGAGACTAATGAGATTTGATGACAAAGTTGCATCTAATCTAGGTAGAGGTCTAAATTTAAGAAGAGTATTAAAAGATAGTAATGTTGATTTAGACAGACAAAACATTCTTAATTTAGTCAAAAGTATGGACAGTTGGAATGGTGACTTCAAAGCATTTTATGAAGGTATTGCCATGGTTAAAGACAAAAACATGCTTACAAGAATTGTAGACTTTATATTTAGAAATCAATTCTGGAATAGAGCTAATGAAGTATGGATGTCTTTTGCATTATCAAATCCAAAAACACAAGTAATCAACACTATCTCAACAGCTAATAATTTATTTTTAAGACCATTATCAACTTGGGTAGGAAGTAAAATGACCTGGGGTATGGATGATTTCACTAAAATTCAAATGAAAGAACAAGGTGAAGATGCTTTAGCAACAATAGCTGGATACAAAAGTTATTTATCTGATGCTGTAACATTCATGAAAAAATCTTTTAATGATGAAGATAGTATTCTATTTGCAGGTTCTACAAAGTTTGACACAAACACAAAAGCTTTAGGTAATAGTAAATTAGCAAAAGCTATCAGAACTCCATTAAGAGGACTAACAGCAGTTGATGAATTTTTTAAACAAATTTCTTACAGAAGTAAGTTGATGTCTATGGCAGTTAGAGAAGCTAGAAACCAAGGTTTATCTCACACTAAAATGACTTTAACTTTACCAGATGGAAAACAAATTTCTGAATTTGAAGAGTATGTTGCTAAAAGATTTAAAGCAGGTTTTGATGAAACAGGAGTTATTGCTGTTGATAAAGAAGCTTCAAGATACGCTCAAGAAGTTACATTCACAAAAGATTTAGATGGAATTTTAGGTAAGGTTCAACAAATTACAAATGAAGTTCCAATTATGAAACAAATTTTACCATTTGTAAAAACACCTGCTAACCTGGCATTACAAGCAATTGAAATGACACCACTTGGTTTAGTTGGAAAAAATTGGAAGCATACAACTGGTGCATCAAGAGACGCTGTAAGAATAGCAGAAACAAGAGGTAGAGTTGCTGTTGGTACAGGTATTTTAAGTTTTGCATCTTTATTATCTATAAGTGGTCTTATTACTGGAGGTTATCATCCAGATAAAAATGTTAGAAGATTACAACAATCACAAGGTTTTCAACCTTACTCAATTAAAATTGGAGATACTTATATTGAATATGGAAGATTAGACCCAATTGGAATGTTAATTGGTATCGTTGCTGATTACTCAACTATTTACAGTGACCTAAATGATGAAGATAGAAGAAAAATTGAAAATGGTGCTTTATCATTTTTAGTCAATCAACAACAAGGTGCTGAAGAAAATATTGGCATGGATACTAAAATCATGAATGGAATTACTGCAACTTATAAAGCAGGATTTAAAAATATTGGTTCTAAAACTTATTTAAGAGGTTTGATTGATTTCTTAAAAGCTATTGATGGTACTGATATAGATAAAAGAGGAGCTTGGTGGTTACAAAATAAAGCTAGTTCTTATGTTCCTAATTTATTTACAAAAGTAATGAATGACCCATTCTTAAGAGAAACTAATGGTTACATAGAAGCATTTAAGAAAAGATTAGGTGGCATGGATTTACCTAAAACTTACAATGTATTAGGTGAACCTATTATGAGTACACAGGGTACAGTTGGAAGATTATTTAATAATCTAGTAAATCCAATGACAGTAAGCAGTGAAAAAGAAGATATTGTTTTAAAATCATTAATAGAAAATGAGATTAGCATTCCAGCATTGGAGCCAGTAATCAAAGATATTGATTTAACTAAATTTGTTAATCCACAAACAGGTAAAAGCGCATTTGTTGAATACAATGAACTTATTGGTAAATCTGGATTAAGAAGAGAGTTAGAAGCATTAATTAAATCTAAAAGATACCAAGAGGCTCCTGCAAGAATAGAGTTTGATGAAAACTTTAAAATTCAAGCAGGTAAAACAGCTATGATATATGAGATAATTAAAAGACACAGAGATTTAGCTTTTACTCAAATACAATTTAACTCAAAATATAAATCAACAATTAATGATAAGATTAGTTTGTCTCAAGCCTATATAAATAAAAATGTTTTAAAAAGTATTGGTAAGGCAACAAACAAATATCCAAAATCACAAAAACAAGGTTTATACGATTTCATAGACCAAACAAAGTAATCCAAAAGAGGACACTTTAGATATATAGATAATGTCGTTTTTAGCTCGTGTGTCGTACACTGCAAATGGTAGTACAGACACATTTTCATTTTCGTTTCCATATATTCTATCTTCACATGTCAAAGTATATGTTGATGGAGTAGAGGACACTGGAATAACATTTCCAACTACATCTACAGTTCAATTGTCATCTACGCCAGCTAATGGAGCTGTAGTTCTCATACAGAGAATTACACCTTCAGATGCTAGGCTTGTAGATTTCCAAGATGGGTCGGTTTTAACATCAGCAGATTTAGACCAAAGTGCAGACCAAAACTTTTATATTGCACAAGAAACTAATGACAATGTTGCTTCTAAATTAGGACTAGATGCTTCTGATAGATATGATGCAGGTAATAAAAGAATTATTAATGTAGCAAACCCAGTTGATAATACAGACGCAGTAAACAAACAGTTTATCTCAACTAATTTACCAAACATCACTACAGTTGCAGGTATTAGTTCAGATGTCACAACAGTAGCAGGAATAAGTGCTGATGTTACAGCAGTAGCAAACAATGAAGCTGATATAGATTTAGTGGCTTTAAATATGCCTTCTGTCACAACAGTAGCTAATAATATTGCTGATGTTGTAACTGTTGCAAATGATTTAAACGAAGCAATATCAGAAATAGAAACTACAGCTAATGACTTAAATGAAGCTGTATCAGAAATTGATGTTGTAGGAACTAACATAGCTTCAGTTCAAACTGTTGGTACAAACATAGGTGATGTTAATACAGTAGCTTCAGCAAACGCAGATATTCAAACTTTAGCTGACCTAGAAGATGGTACAGTTACTACAAATGGATTAAGTACACTTGCAGGTCTAAATACAGAAATTCAAGGTGTCTATAATATTAGAACCAATGTTACTAATGTTGATACCAATGCAACCAATGTAAATTTAGTTGCAGGTCAAATTTCACCTACAAATAATATTTCGGCAGTAGGTGCTGTTGCATCACAAATTTCTACATTAGGTGCATTAGGAACAGAAATTACAAACCTAAATAATATCAGAACAGATATTACTGGAGTTAATACAATTTCAGCAGATGTAACTGGTGTAAATAATATTGCACCTGCTGTTACTGCTGTAAATAATAATTCAGCTAACATTAATACTGTTGCAGGATTAAATACAGAGATTTCAGCTTTAGGACAAAGTTCAGTTGTAACTAATATTAATACAGTTGCGACTAATATAAATTCAGTAAACAGTTTCGCAAATACATATTTAGGTGCTAGTG